AGAGCACTCCTCACCGAAAGAGCACCTATCGCTGAATACTTGTATATCACTGTAATCTCCAGAGGGGCATTGTTTGATTCCGTCGATCACCTCAAAGGCATCGAAATCTGCCTGTGTGTATTTTTTCATTTTATTTTTATTTTATTGTTTACTCACACAATCCGTAAAAGCTCATGCAACTGGTCGCCGTATCGTCGTCGAACAAACTGCCCGTCGCGTTCTGCCATTGGACGTAGCGCACGACATCGTTTATTGTCGGATATTTCTCTCCGCTGGTAATTGCGTAGGAGGGAATCTTATCCGGGCCTAAAAAAGAAGAGTGCAACTCTCTTTCGAAGTTTGCTATTTCCGCTATACGCTCGGGAGATTGTTGGGCGATATTGAGAATATCGCGCTGGTTTGCCATCACACACGGCCAGCAGCCGACGCGCTTATAGCCCATCCGGTAGAGAGGATTCGGCTCTAACCCTGCGGCGAGGATGTAATCGATCACCTGCTGCGCCGACCAGTCGAACACGGGCCGAAGCAAATCGTCGGCGAACTTTTCCCGAAATGCCCGGACATCCTTACCACGGTAGCTGTGCTTCTTCGGCTTACCGTTTTTGTCATAACCGTAGGGCTCGAAATAATATTTGAAGTACGTACATTGCGCCGACATCTTGGCTCGCGCCGGAGATTCCGCGCCTCTGATGCCCTGAATCATCAGCATATTGTCCTGAACTTCGTCCAGCACATAGTCAATCGTCGGTTTGGTTTTGAGTTCTATCGTGCAGAACCGCGCCCGCGTCGAGGCCCAGCGCTTTTTTTGCCGCGCAAGATCGACCATCCCGTCGTACTTCTTCGACTTCAATGTTACCAAGTCGAGGTGCAGCTTGTCGGCGATACGGTTAATATACTCATAGGTCAGTGGATGCTCCCAACCCGTATCGCAGAACACGGTGGTAAAGTTCTTGGTAATATGCTCGCGCACCCACAACAGCGCCGCAAGGCTGTCCTTACCTCCTGAGAAGGTAACGATTACTTTCATTTTCTTTAATCTGTTAAATTCAATTCGATAATCTCGTCGATCCTGTAATCCTCGATCCCGGTACACTCCAACAGAGCCGGGATGCGTACAAGAGGTTTGGCCGGGTTGAAGTCGTAGCGACCCGAAATCCGACCGTTGAGAGAGCTGATGATCCGGCACAGTGACAACACGATGTTGTAAGACCTTTGAGGAGCCTCCAACAGGATGCAGCCGCTGATGGTCCGATACGCCTCGTCTGTCTTGTCGTTGTACTGCCGGGCGGCCCGGTCGTCGATCTTGCGAAGCATCGACCACGCGATGCCGTGAGCCTGCGCGACCAAAGTCCGGGCCTGCGTATAACGGCGTTTGGTTTCGTGGCGGAACAAGCCGGAGGCCGTAAGTTCGGATTCAAGGTCGAGCATCGCGTAATTCAGACATCCGACCAGCGTCAGCATCCGCACCGCGAGCGGCACGTACCGCTCGTCTTCCGGCCGGGGGCCCCGCTCGATTAAGCGGGTATTCATCCATGCCGTATGTTTCATCAGCATTGCCTGACGGTAAGGTAGTTTGGTCATAATTTGACAACGATTGAGGTTCCGATTTGACGGCCTATCATTTTCCCGTATTCATTGTATATTTCACGCGGATAGATGCTTAAATCGGAGATATGTACTCCGTTATCTTTTTCGAACTGCATCAGCAAGCAGGATATTTGATCTTCAAGATGCTCCTTGGCATCTTTGACTTCAGATATCGTTTTAATTACAAGTTTCATGGTTAGCTCGGCAATTGGTTGGATCGAATAATAAGCGGAATTGAAACGGCGCACTGTGTATTTCGGATTTTGGGCTTGCGTAGAATCGCCTCCAGTTTGGGAATAAGAGACTGCAATTCCTCTACGGTCAATAGTCCGAACGGTTTGCCTGCGATACGTAAATCCATGCAGAATTCGTTGACCGGGGTAAATGAAGAATCAGTCGTATCGATACCGAGGCGTTGCATGCGTTTCAACACTGCCGAACGGGCTTTTCGTAGTCGTTCTTTGTGGTCTGCAATACTTTCTCCCATCATCTTACCCGACTGTAAGCACTCGCACATATCTTCGTACTCCGTCGGCATCATCTCCCGAAGCGATGAAGTACGACCATCCGTGAATTGCAATACCAAAGTTTCCTTGTACCGGTCGAGGTCGATGCCTTTCGCCTTGGCGATAGCATAGAACCGAGAGTAGCTACACTTTTTCTTTGTCATAATCTTCGAAAGTTTGTACGCTGAAAAATCCGAGTTTGGGCCGTACGTTCATAAAGACCGGCATTCGACGATGGAGGGCGATGCACAACTCGATGCGTGCACCCTCGCTCTTCTCGTAATCGTCCAACAAGTAGATGGCGTCACATCGAAGCAGCAACGAGATATCTTTGCCTATGTGCTCCGCCCAGTCGGCCTCCAGTGGAAGGCCGTTGTCGAACGGGCTGACCGGTTCGAACCCGAACCGCCGTATCTTCTCCGCCGCACTTCGAAATTTGGCGATCGCCTCCCGGACAGGCAGTCCGGTGATCTTTCCGCTGATGTAAATTTTCTTGATGTCCATATCGTTTTACATTTAAGGTTTATCCCCAGTATTTACGCGCACCTTCTTCGTAAATCGTACATTCGCCTGTCGGACCGATAAAACGGCCCTTACTGAAGGCTTTGTAACCTTCGACCCAGATTTTCAGCGAAGCGTCGTACATCACTTTGCTCGCAGCACGTCCGTCCGGACGTTTGCCGTCGGCATGGCTGACGAAAATCAGCAATTTGTTGCGATGCCGCTCCTTGAATGCGATGTATTCCTTGTAACTCATTTGGGTATATTGGAAAGAGTCGATGACAACGAAATCCCACGATCGGGGTTTCGACAGCCGTTCGTCCATTTCTTCGAAACTCATCGAATCGTTGTACTGAAAACGACTGCCGCATTCATCTGCCCGATAACGCCGAATAGCATCCTGTGTCGTTCCTCCCAGTCCCTCCTCCAACGGCAGATAAAGTACTTTGCCATGAGCGCACAGCGCCTTGCAAAAGGATACCACAGCCGAAGTCTTTCCGTTGCCGCTGTTACCCCAGAAGAACACCACACCCGTACGGTCGATTTCCCCCACGCAATCATCCCAGATGCCGCCCAAACGAATCGTGCGGCGTTTGATCGTCAGAACCTGTTTTGCAGATAGTGTCCGGCCCATTTGAATTGCTTTTGAACAAGACTATTTCTTGATTTCAGCGAGCTTTTTACTTTTGTGCACCGATTTCCGAACACGGCGCATGTCGTAATAGTCCCGCACTTGCTTCTTATCCCATGGATTTGCAGCTTTCGATACGACCGTGCGGGCATCTGCCAACACTTTGGAGATTGCTGCTTCGGCATTCAGCCCGTTTGCCAGACATACGGCCGTCACCTCATGGCTGGTTGCGGGAGTGAGGTCGATGAACCGGCGCCCGATACGTGAAAACATCTCGTCATAACCCTTTTTGTCGTACTCCAAGCCGATACTCATCCGCCGCTTGATGTATTCGGTCGATAGAAAGATGATTCCGCAGCGTCCTTCGAGCGCGTTGTAAATCGAAATGAAGTAGTAAAACACCGTATCCATCAACTTGTCGCCTTCGTCGAAGACGAGCAGCGGCCGGTCGAGCACACGCAATTCATCCGTTACGGCTTGGAGTTTCTCCCGCAGGCTCGTCTGGGCGAGTTTGAGCCCTATGACGCGGGCCATTTCACGAATAAAGTCCCCGCGACGCATGTCCTCCGAACACGAGATAACGAACACGTTTTCATGCTTGGCAGCATAATCGTGCGCGGTCGTCGTCTTGCCGATACCGGCATTTCCGACCACCCATGACACGTTTTGATTCGCTTGCGCATCCTCCAGCAAAAGAAATAATTCCCGGTAAGCCGTCGTTTCGCAGACAGTCCATTCCTCCGGATTCACAGGAGAAATTTGCGAGCGGATCCGCAGGAACATTTCGTCGCTGATGTTGTCGAATTTACCGTTCAGAATCGTACTAATCGTACCTGCACTGATACCGAGTGAATTCACCGCCTTGTTTTGGCTGGGATACTTGGATACATAGACCTGCAAACGGGCCTGAATATCCTTTTTCTCTTCGAGAGATAACTGTTTCATATTGGTTTGTAATTAAAAATTTACATTCGATTGAATATCGCCGTCGGATCGCAATCCAGATTGCTGACCGCCTTGGTATATTCGCCGACGGTCACCGGTTCGGAGTACTGCCCGGAGGGCACGACTACAACCGTATCGGCCAGGCGTTCGTACTCTTTTTCGCTGATGCCTTTGATCGCCGGTGTCCGCAGCCCGTGCTGTTCCGGTGCGACGCCGTGTTCCAGTTCCAACGCATGCGCCTCGATTTGACGGCGCACCCGCTCACGTTTGTTCGCTTCATCGTTGTAGCGAATCAGCTCCATATCGCTTTCCTGTTGTTCCTGAATATTGCGACGGACCGTGAGATAAGGATATGCTACGGTTTCGTAACGTAACCCCATCGGGGTCTGTTCGTAAAGCAATGCGCGATCCATGGACTTCGGATCGAAACGCACGAAGAATTCTCGGCCGGTATTCTCACTGCGCCATGCGTAATCGGGCGTACCATCGGAGGTCAATACCTCGTAAGTGTACTTGCGGTTTTGGTATTGGATCGTGATACCATCGGCTGTAAATATGCTCGGCCGCTCGGTTGTCAGCCAGAACAGATCGATCATATCCAATTCCGTTACGCGCTCCGTTGCAGGATTGACGCTCGTGCGGTACATCTCTTCGTGTGCAATCCCCGTCTGGTAGTGCTTCATCGCATTCCATTTGCTGCGGGCGACGGAGTAGGCCTCCAGCATCTCCTCGTAGGTGAACAATTTCTCCTTGTTCGCTTCGAGGAACTCCCGGTTGATCTTCCACGCCTCTTTCGAAGTGATGTTCCCGCCGGTGAAACGCCAATCCTCATGCAGTACCTGCTTTTGAAAGCGACCGAACACCGACTCGATACTTTTCGACGGAGCGTTATATGGTGCTGTCGGGCGATTGATGCGGCAGATATTCGCGAAGAACTTCTGAGCGATCTTGCTCCGCTGCCCGCCCTGATTGTCGGTAACGATTTCATACGGTTTGTGTCCGGCTGTTTCGATAGCCATACGGAATGCCCGAAACTGAGCGTCGAAATTCTCCGTATCGCTGACCGCATAGCCGAGCAAGGTTTCGCTGTAAGCGTCGATCACTTCGTACACCGATGCGGAACGCACCACCGTTTTGCCGTTCTCGACCGCCTTGTAGAAGAGGTTGAGCTTCGTTCCGTCACCGTACCACAGCGAATCGCGCATCGTCGGCATTTCGGTCTTGTTGCGGCGTGCATAGAGCTGTTTGGCCGCCAGTTCACCATAAACAGCGTCGTACCACAGCGGCTTGATCTCCGGCCGTTCGAGGTATTGCACCAGCGACGACTGCGAAGCGAGCCGTTTCCAACCGCGACGTTCGGCGATGCGGTTGAATTCTTCGAAGAGCTGCTTGGTCGTATAGACCGGGACGCGACAACGACGCAGGGCGACGATCTGACGTCCGGCCGCTTTGGTAATTTTCAGCGTGTTCGCATTGCAGAACTTGCCAGACACGAGGCAGGCATAGCCCTCTTTCGTATATTGGCGGAGCTTGTCGCGCAGACGAGCTTCACTCTTGGGCAGGGTGTGTCCGTAGGCTTTGCGCAACTCCTCGGCCGCAGCGAAGATGTTAGACCAGATGACCGGCGTATTGTTATTGCACGCACGACGCATCGCTTTTTGTGTCCCCCGCATTTCCCGAAGAGCATTCAGCACCCGCGCATTCAGCGTGTATTCTGTTTGTTTATCCTCCGGTAAATGTTCGCCGTTCGGCAACAGATATTCATGATAATACTTTTGTGCTTCGCTATCGACTGCAAGCGGCATATCTTCCTGTTTCATTATCTTTTCAGGATTACCGTATTTCGCTTCAAAACGCAGTCGGAACCGTTCAGGTAGCGAGTGGTACTCGATCAGAGCATACGACCCGAGTCCCTTGCCCGGACGTAGAACATTTACCCGGCCCCGCGTCACGAGATGATCGTAAGCACTACGACTCATTACCGCCTCGCCATCGTCCGACCGCGTCAGCTCGTGCATCGTTACTGCTATTATGTTTCCGAAATATTCCATCGCTTCGTTGTTCTCGATCCCGCGCCGGTATCGCTCCGGGCAACGCCTTCAGCGTTCGTGGGAAAATCGCTATATTTGTGTTGCCAACTACAAAATTTCAGCGATTATGTTACCTGCCGATCTATATATCCATTTCATTTGCCCGTCGGAACAACTGATGTTCCGTACTCGTGAATCGATGTCTCCTCAATTGCGCCAGTTAGACGTGAGATACAGAACTGATAAATCGTATCCTCCCGAATGTTACCGATTTGAACTTTCCATTCCTGCCGTGGAGGAGTACACGATGACCTTTCGGGTGTGGATTGATAAGCATGATCCCCGGATTGAGCAGATCCTGACGGCTGCACACAACGTTGTCGAAAGCGTTTCAACAGAGATACGTCTTGAAATAGAAAGGTGATCGTACCGTCGGCTTCGTTCCAGTCGGACTCTCCGAGACCGTATCCGCTGATCGATTCCAGTTCTTCGACCGCCGCATGCAATAGCTCATTCAGACGCTCTTCGTGACGGGAAATAGCCTCTCTTTGGTGTTTGGGTATCATAAGCCTACCTGTTTAATGAATCCGTGAGGCTTTGCGCCTCGAATACGATGTTTCCCCAGTCGCGAACCTTGACATCGGAGAACGTTTTTACGGCACGATTATCCCGACTGATGCTGGCTGTGCACGTCGCGTTGTCGAACTCCACTCGAACACCGTTCGAGAAGGTTTGAATGATCCGTTGTACGCCGCCGATATCATGTACGAAATCGATCTCGCAATTCGGCATGAAACCTTCCGTGACATCGAGCTTGATCATTACGCGTCCGCCATTTTGCACGGCCATGCGGCGAATCTTTTCTGCCAACTGGCTCTGGGTCTGGAAGGTCAAGGCCGACCACAGCGTTACACGGCTTACCCCCAACGCCCGACAGATGCGAGCTTTTTTAGAAGTCGATAATTCGATATATTTCATCATTCTCTTGGTTATGTTTGGTTCTACAAGTAGTCAGACAGTATCTCTTTGAAATGCCATCATCGGGATATCGCCGGGTTATTTTACTTCATTGATGCTCGGTCTCAAGGAACAACCGTAAGCCGTTACCAAAGCGTCGAACATGCGCTTCACGAAGGAAGCGGACGCTTCGAAAACAATTCCGGACTTCTCCGTATAACTGAATGCGATACCGCGTGTAATCAGGTAAAAACAGACCTTGTTCTTGTTGCTTTGCGTTTGCCACTTCTTCATTTCCTCTTTCATAGCCATAATTCAAAATTTTCACTATCTTTATAGCGCCTTAATATGTTAGGACGATGCAAATATAAACGAGATATTTCGACTATGCAAGAAAATAAGCAAGAAAAATCACCTATCAAGCGAAAAATATTGTTATTCCTTTCGGAAAATGGTATAAGTCAGTATGATTTTTACCGAAAAACGGGTATTACAAGGGGGATTTTGGGACAAAATAATGGTATTAGCGAGGATAATATGGCGAGATTTCTTGCTGCATATCCACAAGTATCGGTCGAATGGTTATTGACAGGACGAGGTTCAATGCTTCGAGATCAAGATATCCAACTTGCCACGCCTGTCGTAAAAGAACAATTCCATCTGCGAACGGATCACAAAGTAGGATTGCAAAGCATCCCCCTCTATGAATTGGATGCAACAGCCGGTTTAGTGGAACTGTTCAGCGATCAGGCCCGCCAAACACCCATTAGCCATATACAAATCCCCGATCTTCCGCCATGCGATGGAGCTCTTTACGTGCGAGGGGATTCGATGTATCCATTACTGAAAAGTGGAGACATAGTTCTATATAAAGAAATTGCAAATAATTCGTCTGGTATATTATGGGGCGAAATGTATCTTCTATCGTTCACACTTGACGGCGAGGACTATATTACTATCAAGTATATACAAAAAGCCGATGACGACCGTTTCGTCCGGCTCGTTAGCCATAACCCACACCATTCACCGAAAGACATCCCCGCCGACTCGATCCAAGCACTGGCATTGGTAAAGGCGAGTGTGAGATTCAACACGATGGGATAAAAGCGTGTCACGCGCACTTTTTCAAACAGCAAACAGCGGCAACTTGAGCAGTTGTTGCTGTTCTTTAGACGATTATACAAAAATAAGCGATTGAAATTTGTAAAAAGTGTGTCATTAAGGGGGTACATATACCGCCATTTTTCTGCATTTTTGCACGGTTTTGGTAGTTAAAGGTTAGTTTAGGTGCATCTCTTTTTCACGTTTTTGGCAGTCTTAATGGCTGTTTAACGTGGATATTTCGTTTTGAAACACGAAAAAACAGAGGCAGTTTTAACGGCCGTTTTTGTGGCCGTCTAAATCTCAGATCATAGAACATGACTGCCGAAATGGCAGAACGACCTTGCTTTGTTTGGTGAGGGTTTGAACGGCCGTTTGAACGATAAAAATACGATACTCGACTGGCGTCACCTATACACGCCTACCAATGGCTGAAATCGCAGCACAAACAGCCTCAGTCGCAAATCCGACCTACGGTCGCAGATATCAAAAAGCCTCCGAAATTTGACCGTTTTTGGCCGTTTTCGGAGGCAATGTAACATCGGAGGTCGAACACCGCGTTCAAATCTGGTTCAAATGTAACACGAAAGTATCACCGAAGTAACATTTGGTTTCGCGGTGCGTCCGGGGGTGTCGCGCTGCTAACCTTCTGATATATACCGGATATCTATCTTTCTGTCGCTGCTCTTCTTTTGTACATTTGGTTTTTACCCCCATAGATCGTTCCGTTGTTCTGTAAAATGAAACTATATTTTGTAAAATGAAATTTTCTGCGTATGTTTGCATCGTAATTGATGTATGCCCGCAGAGCTATGAGGATTTTTACCGAACAGGCCATTAAGGAATATGCGGAACGACACCCGGAATCGAAGGTGGCCTTGCAGGATTGGGTGCAGAAGGTCAAGAAAAGCGAATGGAGTTGCTTCGCGGATGTGAAAAAGACTTTCAATAGCGTTGATAATGTAGGCAACCAGCGTTATGTGTTCAATGTCAAAGGAAACGATTTCCGCTTGGTCGCCGTAATCAAATTCACGATCCGGTTCGTGTATGTACGGTTCATCGGGACGCATAAGGAATACGACAGAATTGATTGTCGGAACATATAAAAAGTAGAGCAGGTATGACGAAAATCGAGAACAAGGCCCAATACGATTGGGCGGTTAATCGGGTGGAAGAGTTGCTGCCGCTCGTAGACGACAATACGCCGAAAGATGATAAGAACCTTATCGAACTCGAATTGTTGTCGAGCCTCGTAGCGGATTACTCGGAAGAGCATTTTGCGGTCGGCACCGCATCTCTGGCCGACGTGATGAAGTTGCGGATGTACGAAATGCACCTAACGCAGCGCTCGCTGGCGGCCATGCTGGGTATCAGTCCGTCGCGTGTCAGCGCCATCGTCTCCGGCAAGGCCGAACCCACCTACAAGGTGGCGCAGGAGATCAGCCGCAAGTTGAATATCGACGCAGGCATCGTGCTGGGCGTCTGCTGATTGCATCTGCAATACCGCGAATTTACGAGGGAGCCGGACTCAAGCCAGTCCGGCTCCTTGTTTTCCCGCAGGCCGCACATGGCGGCCTCTCAGCGCTTCCTGCCGCGCAGGCAGTCGTTCAGGTCCTTGTAGTCGGCGTAACGTACCGCTTCGTTTACCGTCCTCCCGATCCCGTACAGCCCGGCGATGGTCTCTACCGTCTTCTGCCCGGCGAGATCGTTGTCGAGGTAGCAGTGGATGTATTCGTAGCTTTCCAACACCTGCAAGGTCTTCTTCAGGTTACTTACCGTGTTCATTACGATATGGTCGCACGGCGCCTGGATACATACCACGGCATCGCCCCGTTTGAGCAGGGTCCGGTAGGAGAGGAAATCCATGAAGCCCTCGAACACGTTCACGTGCTTCTGCCTCGTGCCGGCTGCCTGTTCGACGACGGAAATGTCTTTCTGCCCGATGCACCCTTTATAATAAGGATTGCGCATCTCGTAGCCGCCCGATACGTTCCCGAAGGCGATGGCGAAGTAATGCCGCCTGTGCAGTTCGTAGTGTATCTCCCGACAGAACTGCCGGGCGGTCTGCGTATCTATACCCCTCGAATGGATATACGACAGGAGCGCATGGTGGTTCAGCGGCACCACCTCGACGCCTTTCATCATCTCCTCTATCGCGTCGGGCATGGCGTTGTGGGGACGGGTGCGGAGCAGGGGAGCCGCGCCCGTTTGCACCTCTATGAGCCGAAGGACCTCGCTCACGCTCGATGTCCGCAGGAACAGCATCGCCAGCTCTATGATACTCCCGCCTTCCGACAATCCGAAGTCATACCATTCGTTCAGCCGGTCGTTGACCTTGAAGGAGGGTGTGTCCTCTTTTCTCAACGGGGACAGGTACCAATACTGTCCGCCGCGCACCTTGACGGGTTCATGGCCGAGCAGCCGCAGGTAGTCTACGATTCGTATTCGTTTTGCCTCTATCGTATTCATGGGTTCGGGACGTTTAGTGTAGTTTTTCTATATATACCCGCAAACTAAACCGACCGGTTTTTTATGCGGAAATTCTCGTTGTAAGCATACCCGCGGCCGTCTTTTACGATGGCCTCGTTTTGTATGAGGAACTTGCACAGTCCCACCAGCGTATTCCGTCCGCGGCTGTAACCGATGCTGTCGTATCCTCTTTTCAGGGCGTCGAGCAGCATCTGATACCCCGGAACGTAGTTGTCCGGAAAGGCGACTTCCAAAGCTGTGCGGTGCTGCTGCTCGGTCATATCCATGTACGAGGACAGCCGGTCTCGTTTGCTCATCTTGAACTGGTGGTCCTTTACCAGACGGGGAAGCGAATCTTCCCCGATCTCGAAGGCGAACGGGGTAAACTCCCGGTCGCGGATGTGCATGGCCCGCACCTCGCTGATCCTGCCGTTCTCGACGCTTTTCGATATTTGCAGGATGGTTTCCGCCTTGTTGTTCAGCTCCGAGCCGATATGCCCCCGGGTATTGTCGTCGCCTTTGTTCAGGTGCAGCACCGTATGGATGTGCAGCTCGTAGTAGCTCGACCACCGCATCAGTTCGTTGATGATGTCGAGCGACTCGCTCGGACTGTTGATGTCGTGGATCAGGTCGCGGATGCCGTCGATGATGACCAGTCCGATGTTCTGCTCCTCGTGCAGCGCCCAGCGGATGATGTCCCTGCGCTGGTCGGGCGTGTACTCGCGCAGCACGAAGAACTCGATCCGGTCGTTCTCCCGGTCTGTCGGCAGCCCCGCCAGCTTGAGTATCCGGTGCAGTACCTTGTGGCAGTGGCATTTGCTCTGTTCCGTGTCAATGTACAGCACGCGGTTCTTGCAGGGCGGCAGCTCCGCCTTGTATTTCAGCACCTCTTTCCCCGACAGGGCAGAGGCCACGATGGCGCTGACATTGAACGTTTTCTTGCTTTTGGGCTTTCCGGTCGATGCGCTGAAATTGCCCAACGTCGCCACGGTCACGCCGTCTACCTGCACGATCTCCTGCGGAAAGTCGTACTTTTCGGTGACATTCAGACGAATGTATTGCAGTAGCGACTTGCATTTCTCCTCGTCTATCCGGTGGTTGTCCGGTAGTGTCATATCGGTTTTTTTCATGATTCTCATTTCTTGAATGTTCGTGGTTTCTGCTGTTGCTCCAGCCTGTATGCAAGCAGGTTGGCCCGGCTCTCTATTTCCCTGCCGGACACGCAGGGGTTGCGTCTTATCCATTCGTTCAGGTCGTCCCTGCGGACGAAGATGGTCTTCCCGTTCGGCTTATATACGGTAAACTCCCTCGAAGCCGTCAGTTTGTAGACGTAACTTTTCGACACTTGGAGGTAGTAGGCCACCTCGTCGATGGTCAGGAACTCCTTCGCCGTGTAGGCTACTTCCTCCACCCGTTTCAGGTGAGACAGCAGTTCGTCCAGCGAGCCGAACCGCTTCAGGTAGTTGTCCACTCTCAATATCTCTTTCTGAAAATCCTCCAACGAGTTCTTTTCGAGGAAAGATTTCAGCCCTTCTATGCGTGCAAGCAACAGGTCTATCTCTTTTCTGTTCATATCGTCTCGTCGTTTGTGCAGGCCGTCGGCTCTGCCGTTTGTACTTGGTTTTTCATCGCCCATTCGCACAGCTCCCGCCGGTTGAAATACACCAACTTGCCGTTAGGCTTGTAGTGCGGTATCCGCTTCGAGGAAGTGAGCTTGTAGAGATAACTCTCCGAGAGGCCCAGATAGGCCGATGCCTCGGCCGTCGTCAGTACCTCCTTGACAGCCCAGATGTGGTCCTTCAAGAGCTCGACACAGCTCTCGATCGCCTCTATTTTATCCACTTCGTCGATCTTCTGTTCCAGCGATCGTATGCGCTCGATGGGCTTCTCCGACCTTACCATGTCGATGATCTTCTCCATCTGGCGTATGCGGCCGGATGGCAGCTTGTTTGCGTTTGTCGTCCTTCGGTGTGTCATGGATGGATGCTGTTAAGGTTTGACAATAGCGGAGCGTCCCCCGCAGCAACCCGGTTGCGGGGGACAAAGGTATGGGCATCCGGCCGGCTCTTCGCGTTGATATTGTTGAGTGTCAAGACCACTCTCAACACAACTATCGACAAATCCGGCTTCTTATGTTACACTTCCTTGCTCTTGATTTTCCTTATGTATTTGTCAATGATGGCAAGAAAATGCTTTTCAGAAATACTAGGTGGCGTTTCTTTACTTCTATTGAGGGTGGATGACATGTCGTGCTGGTCAAGGTATTTCCTGCCCGAAGAACTCACGACAAGTTTCTTTTTTGCGATCACGGCCTGCCAATGGTAGGGAATGATGCCGCTCGACGCCAGTTTGTCCAGCAATACGACCAGCCGGGTATTGTTCCGTGAGGTCATTGTCCGCAACGTGTCCGTCGCATAGCGGGCGGCCACGTCGTCCGCGTCCAGTTTCTCCTTAAATAAACCGACCTCATTGGCAAGTTGCACAATGAGGTCAATCGTATACTTGTCGAGTACAGACTCGATGGTGTTATTCGACGGGATTGGTTTAGTCCTATCCCTGTCTTCATGTCCGGTTTCGATAGGTATTGTTTTCGGTAGGTCGGAAACATAAAATTCGTTGAGCAAATCCGCAATTTCAGCATCATCTAATTTATTGCGGTTGAAATATTTGCATACTAATTTTTCATGTTCCCTCAAAAGATCGGTTATGGTGTAGTAGTTCTTCTGGTGTTCATTTTTGCTCCAGGCATCTTTTTCGTCATGGAACTGATTTGAATGAATGAAATCAAGCGCATAGCGCTTGTAGCTCTTTTGCAAGGTCGATACTTCGGCCTTATAAGTTTCATGGGCTTGTTTGACCAACCGGAATAGCCCTTGTGTTCCGGTCTGCGCTGGGGTCCACCGAGACCTGAGCATCGCTCTTTTCAAAAAGAGAGAGGTGCAAAGATAATTTCTTTGTCATGGACTTAAATTTGAATTATTGTTATTTTTCTCCATTATTTTGGAGGTATTTGTATCACGCTTTCCCACTTTGTTGTATTCATTCGCTATATGCTTTAACTCTGTATCGTATGTGTTTAACAATCCATTCTTTACAAGCGAATGATAGTTACAGACCATATTTTGCCGATTGGGTACTTTTTCGTTCTGTAAACGGAAACAATACAAGCACTTCACCCCTACATCTAAAGGGTTGTCGGCCTTGAACGCTGAATGAACGAAATATATGAGTTGCGACTGTTTTTTTGTCCATACTACAGGCTGTTTGAATTTAGGTTCGTCAAAAATTCCGTTAAATATACTGAAAGTCGTATTCGAAGCGATGTATTTTTCATTGATAAGTAGTTGATACATAGTATATTTTTCTTTATGGCTATGGGTATTATGGAATATGGGTTTACCTAAATATGAATAGGTAATTCTCTTTTTAGTTCTGCATTGAGAGTGATACTCTCTATTGATTGAATCTGTCGCATATAGCCTTCAGCCTCGTATCGTACCGGTCCATCCATCCCGCCCGTTTGATCCAAGCGAAGCCCGTCACGAGGCTCGCCTTATGCGGCTTCTTTCCGCCGATGCGGAAACAGCATTCGCCCTTGATCCATAAATTCTTCCTGTTGAACCGGCTGAATGCCTGGTGGATGAAATAGGACAACTGCCGCTGGGTTTTTGTCCATTCCACCGGACTTTCGAACCTTGCCTTGTCGAAGATACTGCCGAATGCCTCGAATGTCGTCTCCGGGGCTATGTACCCGTATTTTACCAAATCTTCGTACATGGCCCGTATCTCCTCCTCGCTTTGCGGCACATAGAACGTTGCGGCTTCGTGTACGGGTTCGAATCCGGCAAAATCCACTTCGGGATAGAGTGCCCGGGTCTCTTCGTAGCAAACGGTATTGTGCTTGGGGATACGGCAGGTATTGAACCGTTTCCCGTTCTCCCTGTGCCATTGTTTCTCAAACAGGACATACGGGCTGTGCAGTTTGCATAGGCTCGACACCGCATAGGCGATGACTTTCAGTTGCAGGGGGGACGTCTGCGGAACGGGTTGGTAGTGTCGGTCCAGTATGCCCGCATCGACGGCTCTTTGCAGCAATGCAGCCACCCGTTCGTTGGCTAACGGCTCTATCAGATCGCCGTATTTCTCCCTCTGCTCCTCGCTTCGGGTATCGCACAACGACGACAGCGTTCGCATGTGCTTCACATAGTCGTCGAGTATCTTGGCCTCTTTCGCCCCGATCTCCTTCCTGCAGCTTTGCACATACTTCTCCACCATGTCGGTAAACCCGATATTGGCAATCAGACGGGCCACCTGCGGGGAAGCGTCCAATTCCATGTACCGGCATACCTCCTGCGTCCATTCGGCGATATGTTTCCATTCGGGGTCGAGCGCCTCAAATTCAACCTCGTCGTCCGCATCCAACTGGTATTTCAACTCTCCGATGATGCGGGTAATCTTTACTATTTTTATGACGGCTTCCTGTCTTGTCATACGTTTTCTGTGTTATCCGATGTCGGGAATGAGCGACACGGCGTTCTGTTTGTTCTTGTCCAGCACCTTGGCGTATATTTGCGTCGTCGTCAGGAACCGGTGCCCGAGCAATTTCGATACGGTATAGATGTCTGCGCCCAGGTCGAGCATCAGCACGGCAAACGTGTGCCGGCTGCAATGGAAAGCAAGTAGCAAAGCAAACGATTTCGGAATTGAATAAAGCAAACGTAAACGGTTGAGAAACAAGTGAAAACGTTTTTCTCGCACTATATACTTAACGCAAGAAATTACGGTTTTGAGCAAGTATTCAGTTACCAAATCGTTAGCTTGGCTGTTACCGAAAGCCGAGAGGTAACAAAATAATCTGCGATAGCATCACATTGCGTTGATTGTCATTACTTTGCATAGTAAAGAACGCTTATATATGGGCTAACTTAGCAACCAAAAATATAAGCGTATGAAAGTAGAAAAATTCAAGGTGTTGCTCTACCTTAAAAGGAGCGGATTAGACAAGTCGGGTAAGGCTCCCATCATGGGACGAATTACCGTAAACCGAACGATGGCGCAGTTCAGCAGCAAGCTGTCGTGTACTCCCGAATTATGGAATCCTCGCGAGAGCCGACTCAATGGCAAGAGCAAGGAGGCTGTTGAAATCAATGCCAAGATTGATAAGTTGCTGCTTGCCATTAACTTGGCATTCGATTCTCTTTTGGAGCGTAAGATTGATTTCGATGCAACGGCAGTCAAAGAAGCGTTTCAAGGTAGCGTTGAAACTCAAATGACACTGCTCAGACGATTGGATATTCATATTGAGGATATGCAGTCGAGAATCGGTATCGATGTCGCCAAGTCATCTATGTCAACCTATATCTATACTCGTAGATACCTTGGTGAGTTTATCAAAAAGCGTTTCAAGGTTGAAGATTTGGCTTTCGGACAATTGAATGAGCATTTGGCATATGAGTTTCAGGAGTATGTCTTGAAGGATAAAGGTCTTGCTGTTGATACGGCAAGGCATTATCTAGCCATACTCAAAAAGATTTGCCGACTGGCTTTCAAAGAAGGTCATTCGGAGAAACGCTATTTCGTAAATTTCAAACTGCCAAAAGAGAATAGGAAAGCACCACGTGCATTAAGCCGAGAGGACTTTGAAAAGATACGGGATTTGGAAATTCCTGCATCAAGAGTAACGCATAATATCGCAAGGGATTTGTTTCTTTTTGCTTGCTATACAGGCGTCCCTTATGCCGATGCTGTTTCAATAACAGACGATAACATTTATACCGATGACAATGGTGCATTATGGCTGAAATATCTGCGTAAGAAAAATGAACATTTGGGACGAGTAAAACTATTGCCTGAAGCTATTGCTCTGATTGAGAAATATCGCAGTAATGAGCGCAAGGAATTATTCCCGATGATACACCACCCTAATCTGCGAAGGCATATGAAAGGACTTCGAGACTTGGCAGGAATTAAGACGGATTTGGTCTATCACATGGGGCGTCATACCTTCGGAAGTTTGATTACGCTTGAAGCAGGAGTTCCCATTGAAACAATCAGCAAAATGCTTGGACATACCAACCTTACCACTACTCAACTTTATGCTAAGGTAACACCTAAGAAGTTGTTCGATGATATGGATATATTCATCAAGGCAACAAGTGATATGATATTAGTTTTATAACGTACAAACAGTTTGAATTATGAGAAGTACATATAAACAACTATACTACATTAACCGCAGCAAAATTAAAGCTGATGGAACAACCTCCATTATGTGCCGAGTAACCATTGATGGCAAAGCCATTGTGTTGGCGACAGGGCTTTATTGCACTCTTAATGAATGGAACAGCAAGAAAGGCGAAACAAAGAATAGTAGAATCAATGGTATGCTCAATGACTATAAGAATCGTATTGATGATACTTACAATAGTCTGCTAAAAACAAATGGCGTCATTACAGCCGAATTGCTAAAGAATGCCATTACGGGTGTTTCAGATATTCCAAAATACATATTGCAAGCAGGAGAGATAGAGAGGGAGAATCTTAAAATCCGTTCTGTACAGATTGACTCCACATCCTCTTATCGTGGGTCAAAGATGTATCAACACTATTTGCGTGAGTATATCAATTCGTTGGGCAAAGAGGATATGCTATTTACCGACATTACAGAGGAGTTTGGCAATAACTTCGTACTCTATATGAAGATGAACTACCCGCATAAGCCATCATATAGGAACCATTGTTTGTGTTGGCTAAAACGATTGGTCTATTTGGCTGTGGATAATGGCATCTTGCGTTTCAATCCAATAGAAGATGTCCAGTATGAGAAAAAGCCACCAAAGAAATTGATGTACATAAGCAAAGGTCAATTGCAGGATATTATGAATCATCCAAAACTCGATCCATTGCAAGAATTGGCAAGACGGACATTTGTTTTTTCTTGTTTTTGTGGCTTGGCGTATGTAGATGTACAACGATTATATCCTCATCATATAGGAACAACTGCTGATGGTCGAAAGTACATAAGAACATACCGTAAGAAAACAGATGTAGAGGCTTTTATTCCACTGCACCCGATTGCTGAGCAGATATTGTCGCTGTACAACACCACTGATGACAGCAAGCCAATCTTTTCATTACCTTGCAGAGATATGATTTGGTTCGAGATACACGAATTGGGATTCTCACATCAATTCAAGCATAACTTGTCCTACCATCAATCGAGGCACACATTCGGAACGCTCCTTGTCTCGGCAGGTGTACCAATGGAGAGTATTGCTAAAATGATGGGACATACCAATATTCGTACAACTCAAGGCTATGCAAAAGTAACTGATGATAAGATTTCAGAGGATATGGATAGATTGATGGAGAAAAGAAATTCTATGGTACAAGTATAGGATTTATACCGTCAGTCGCTTATTCCCGTTGCTGTCCATTAAGTTAGTACAGACTCTTCTGAAAGTGAAAAGGTCAAGCAGCAAGCCGTTTCGGGCAGAATCTTCCTCCTACGGAGAGTATTCAGCCCGAAAACCTTTCCCCTTTCACGTCTGTACAATGGACGCTCTTGGCAACGGAAACAAACGACTGACGGAAAAGTAATTAAAACACAAAAAAGAACAGCATACAAGTTGGTCTATGAATGATAGCCTAAATGTACGCTGTTCTCATTTTTATTCATAGAAGGGATATTTTTTAGGAATAATCATAATTTGGCAGACGGTAAACTGCACTCCCTCCAGAAAAATAATTGGCTTCGCATCGCTGATTTTCCTCTCTTTCGTAAACTTTTTTGGCATTTGCTTTGTAAAATGTAATAAATGTATTACATTTGCAACATGAGAACTATGATAAGAAGTACAGAATTCGATGAGTTTTACAACTCGCTGCCTGCAAATGTTCAGAACAAGGTCAAATATGCGATGAACATTTTAGCAGATGTAAAGGTCGTAAATACCAAGTTGGTAAAGAAACTTGTAGATACAGATTTCTATGAGTTGCGCATATCTGTAGGCAATGAGTATAGAGTAATCCTCTTCACCATTGACCATGAGAATTTTATTGAAGCCGAGCAGATACTTCTTTTGAATGGTTTTATGAAGAAGTCCACAAAGGACTATAAAAAGGAGATACAAAAAGCAGAACAAATTTTAAACAGTTTACAGCAATGAGACCAAAGATTGACATTAACAAGCTCAAACATCTTCCTACCACCGAGGATATGTTTGTCGATGAGTACGGAGCAAAAGGTACTGCTTCGCGTGATGAGTTCGATGCGAAGTCTCGTGCCTGGTACTATGCCGAGGTGTTGAAAAACGCCCGTAAAGCCGCAGGAATTACTCAACAGCAGCTTGCCGACAAGATTGGCAAGAAGCGTGAGTATGTGGCTATGCTCGAAAAAGGCGAAACCGATATGCAGCTCTCCACTTTCATTATGATTTCGGAGGCAGTCGGATTGAAATTCGCCTTGACATACTAATGTGTATAAATTGGATAAATTCATTGACATAGCGAGGCTACCATAAAAATGTGGTCTCGCTTTCAATTTTATATAAGGATAGAACAGCTATGTCACTATTAAGTCTAGATATACTTGAAGGCAAAACAAGTAAATATGAAACGAATCATATTCACATGATTGTAGATGGCGATATTTCCTTTCCTGTTACAAATATGAACGATAAACAATATGGAACTTTTTTTCATGAGTATATACATTACCTACAACATTTTACTACAATGTTTGGAGTGAAAATATGTACAATGTATAATAAAATGTTTATTCTATATGTAGATTATTTAAAACATAATAAAACTGTAAAATTACCATTAGAACTATGGAAAGAAGATCAAGGGCTAATGAATTTTATTTCTTTCTTCAATGACATTAAAGGAGATAGGAATTGTCCCCATCATATAGATGAAGTAGAAATTTCACCTATAGAAATATCATTAGCAAAAAGTAATAGATGTGCTGTTCAAATAGGTTTGTATGATTTTGAGAATGATATAGCATTGGAAAACGGCTTTAAATTTGGATATACTTGTATCATAGAAAGCATGGCTCATCTCATACAATCATTTATTAATGAAGAATTATATCATCCTACTATTCCATATTGTGCAGCAGAATTAATATTTAGAGCTATTTATGCTGATAAATCACATGATATAAAGATGATGATTTCACTGTGCTTTTGTTCTTTAATGTTTGACAATCCAGGAGTCGCTTTCTTTGAAATGATTAATTATTCCAAAAATAATCCCACATTAAATGGCTATGAGCTTTATAAAAAACTAATACGGGATCATTCCATAAAGTATAAAAAGGAAGAAATGCCAATATACAGAGCCTTATGTATATTTCTCGATGAATTAAAAGTCAATATTAGTCAGGCTATAGGTTGTAAATTAGATTATTACGATGAGGTTATAGAAAATTGTAAAAATGAGATTAAAAGTGGGAATAGTGTTTTGTTGGATATTTTATATAATGCAGATATAAGTGATAAGAATTATTTTTCAGAAGTTTTTGAAAAAGTATATGGATATCCATTTATTGAAGCAGACAATATGACAGTAATGCCAATGGATAATTCACGGCAACCTTCTAAACCATATATAGAAACTGCAACTATGATTGGCTTGGAATTAATATTTAAACGGGTAAAATCCTATAACAATACTACTTGTAGTTGGTATAAGACTTGCTCCAAGGCACTATATACTCAAAATGATAAAACTAGTATAGAGTGTCTATGTGATCAATGGAATAAAACAGAGTTATGCCTAATGACAGAAGCTTTAAGATACTATGGGATAAAAGACAACGAATACATACAAGAATAGCTATTTATTCGAAAAATGCCACATTCTCAAATCCATATGATAAGAGAATGTGGCATTTTTGTAGATTCTTACCTTTACCCACTATCCCGTAGTCTGTACGCCTCCTTGAATCCGCTCATGATTGTCCGCTGCACATCGGAGGTGCGGTAGAGGATTTTGCCACCTACCTGAATGTAAGACAAGATGCCATTGTTTCGATAATCTTGGAGCGTTCTTCGGCTCACTTTCAAGATGTGGGCGACCTCCTTGTCGGTCAGCAGTTCATCGTTGAACGCACCCGGCTGTCGGCTCTCAAATAACTTCTCTATTGACACTAACAGTCTGTCGATGTTAGAGTGGAACATCTTTACCCACTCATGGTCTTTTTCTCTGATCTCATTGTTCATAGGCTTTTAATATTTATCATAGTTATTTTACTCATTACACTCTGTCAAATGGTTCTACCTCGCCATTTGGCATCCTTGCGTCTATCCTCCACGATCCTGATAATGCGTTCAACATCTTCAGGGCGATAGTAGGTCTTGTTCCCAATCTTGCTAAATGCAAGCGTCCCGTTATCACGAAGCGTCTGCAATGTCCTCGGACTGATACGCAGCTTTCGGCATACATCGTGGTTATCCATCCATTCGTCAATCTTCTTCTCACCGTGTCGGCGACAAAGGTTATCCACTCGCTGCACGAAGTACTCAAACTTGGCAGCAATTCCCTCAAAGGTTTTCTCTTCAAAACTGATGATGTTCATTGTTGTCAATATTTATAGTTACACTTAATTTTCGTTGTTCTGTTGCTATTTCCACTGCAAATAAAAGCAGGAAAAATCATACTGCAATGGGTGTGTCTATACGTGTCATAGGTTGACATATCATTGCATATTCGGTGCGATAAATCGCCCCTCTAAATTCAATCATATTCATCGTTACAATCATTTTTCTTTTCGCTGTCATTTCGTTTTATTGGTGCGAAGTAATAGATAAGTTGTCATACCTCAATGGTTCATCGGACTTGTTGCAGTATCTGGCGTAGTTCGTGGCACTTTAACAGCCTATACTTATAGTTTTACTCACAAATCAAGTATAGTTATCACACCTATACACTTAGTTTCCAATTAAAGCGACTGCACGTTTCGGATCTTGTCCGCTGCATTGTAGTTTGTCAGACCGATGCTTATCCGTCTGCCAAATTTTTGCCCGAACAGCCGAAACAGACCCCCACTAATCAGTCATAACAGGATTGCGGATAGACCAACTTCCGATGTCTCGGCAGTCCGTCTATCCGCTATCGAAATTAAGGCTTTAATTTCCTCAATTTATGATTCTATCCGCAATTTATCATCACTCCCAATAACAGAAATTTTGAGCAGTCCTCACCATTAGTTCACCTGCCTAAAAAGCAGAATAATACTTAATTGCCTAACCGAATCCAATCGTTTCATTGCCTGAATTATACACACTTACTTTGCTCACGACAATTGGTCAATGTGCGCACTGAGACCTGAGTGATAACCCAAAAAAATGCAAATATGAAAAAGACCGAATCAATTGAAAAAGACGCTTTGACTGAAATGATGAGTCCGAGCGTATCGCCATCGGCAGCGAGAGATGCCGAAGTTAAAAAGAGTGTTGAATTGGCATTGCAGGATTATACGCCAAAGAATGGTATTGCAGATACTGTAATCGATGAGGAGGCAGTAGCCGAGCCACAATCCGTTATGGATGTTTCAATCATTACAGAGGAGCCGCCAACCATCCAACGCAGAGTAAGTAGCAAGCAACGCAAGCTCTCGTTGGAGGAGTACCGCAATGCCTATCTGAAAGTCCCTACTATTATTGACCGCAAGCCTGTATTTGTCAGTTGCGAGGTAAGGGACAGACTTGAAGATTATGTCCGCAAACTCGGAGGTCGCAAGATGAGTGTTTCGGGCTTGCTTGAGAACATCGCCCGTCAGCATCTTGATACTTACAATGCCGACTTCGAACAGTGGAGAAAATTGTGATGTAAGGCTGCATGCCGTAATGCCGACCATACAGCATGTCGGCAGGCAGGCTGTCCAGCCTGCGATAAAGCGAGAACCCGAGAGTGCGAGAGGTCGGAAGCACGGAATAACGGAAGCAACCGATATACCGCTCACGGTACCATTATCAGCGACTGAAAAAGGCACTCTCAGCCATCGAAAACCACCAATGACGGCGGATGCAGCAAGACCTCAGTCTTGGGGTGTAGCGAGGTTATCTTTCGGGATGCCGAAAAATGTCGGACGAGCCGCCATTGCACCCGAAAAACCTCGCTCCACCCTTAAGGTGGAGGCAATCAGCTCCCGATGGTCGCAGATTGTGAAAAGCCAAATTGAAAATCAATAACCAAGTAAAAAATCGCAATGATGAATAATAAGAAAATAACGAAACTCAAGCCCAGAGGCAGACCACAGGTAAGCACTCTGAAACGACTTACAAAATCAGTAACGGTTAAGTTCTCAAAGCCCGACTATGAGAAACTACGCCATCGAAGTAAGAACGCCAATCGGACGCTTGCCGAGTATATTCGAGATGCTGCTTTTGAAGCACGCATAGTAGCCAAACATTCGGCTGAGGATGCAGCCGTAATTCGCAACCTTACGGGTATGGCAAACAACCTCAATCAGCTAACAAAGCTATCGCATCAGACGGGATTCTATCGGACAAAGAATATAGTGATGGAAGTTCTTGAAAAACTCAAGTCAATAATGAGCGACTACAAAGCCGAAGAAAGGAGGTGCAGATGATAGGCAAAATCAAGAAGGGAAAATCCTTTGGTGGCTGCATACGATATGTGATGGGTAAAGACAATGCCGAAATCATTTCGTCTGACGGTGTACTGCTCGGAACAAACAAGGAGATGATTGATAGTTTCAACTGTCAGTGTCTCTTAAATCCGAAGATTAAGCAACCGTTAGGACACATTGCAATCAGTTTTAAGCCGGAAGATGCACCACGATTAACCGATGAGTTTATGGCTAAAATCGCATTGGAGTATATGGAATTGATGGGCATTAAGAATACCCAATTCATCTTGGTAAGGCATCATAACACCGACAATCCGCATTGTCATTTGGTATATAATCGTATAAACTACGATGGCAAAGTAATCTCTTCGCAGAACGATTTTAAGCGAAATGAGATTGCCACAAAGAGACTAAAAGACCAATACGGATTGACCTACGCAGAGGACAAAAGCAAGACCAATGTGAGGAAACTCCACAATCCTGAACGGGTGAAGTATGAGATTCACAATGCTGTTAAGGCTGCATTGAAACGATGCAGAACTTGGGAGGAGTTTAATGAGGAGTTGAAACGCAGAGGCATTCACTTGGAGTTTGCATTTAGGCGAATTAACACTCGTGCCGTGGATGATATACAAGGCATACGATTCATAAAGGACGGGCTTACATTCAAGGCTTCCGATGTCAGCCGACAGTTCAGTTATTCAAAACTTAACGCACAATTAAGTTGGGATATGCCGAAAATCCAGACCGAAATTGAGGCTAAGCAGCAACCGATAAGACAAGAGGTAGAGCAAAATCACAGCGTTACGGATAGCTTAATTGAAAGCAATGGATTGGGCTTATTGACTCCATCGGATGCTCCACCGGAGGAAGAGCAAGTACCTTCTTGGCAGAAACAAAAGAAGAAGGAGCGAAAAAAGAATCGAGGAATAAGATTCTAAACAAACAATTTTTTCACACTTAAAACAACATTGATATGAACAACAAAAATTATAAAAACGACAATGAGTCGTTCATGGAAGGCATCTACGGATGCTTGGAGAGAATTGAAACAGGTATAAACGAATTGCAGAAGGCTAAAACAAGTGATGCTAATCCCATTGTTCGCAATGAGGATAACACTGCATTAGTACAGGAAATTAAGACTGCCGTTGATAGTTGTAACAAAGAACGTCTTGAAGAAACGAATGCAAAATTGACAAAGTTCATCAAAGCAATATTCAATGATTATGCGAGAATCTTCAATCAAATGGATGTCCTGATAAAAAAAGAACATCCCGACTTTGAGGGCGTAAAACAACAACTTGCAGAGGCTATCGACAAGATGGATGAGATAAAGGTAAAGCACAACATTGACGAGAAACGACACTCGTTTGCCCTTTATACAAAAGAGTCTTGGATTCTTCTGTCTATGATTATTATCCTTATGGTAGCTGGAGCATCGGCAATATACCATTTGTCAAGACCGAATGTTCAGAGGGATGATGATGCCCTCAAATATCGCTATATCAAGATGAAAGGCGATGCATCGGCAGAGCAGATAGCGACATTGGAGGACATCTTCGAACTCAACCGAAATGACCAAAAGATTGAGCAGATGCGTAACGATGTGGGGACCTACGAAGAGGCTGTTCGCAAACAAGCAGCCCTTGCCGAGCAAGCACGATTGAAAGAGCAGGCTGCAAGGGAACAAGAGAGCAAAGCCAAATCTATCAAGGAGAAGCAAGAGCCAAAGGATAACCCAAACAAAAAATCAAAACCATGAGCCTATGGCAAGTATCAAGGTAAAGTTTAGACCCTCGACAAATGAGAACAAGGAGGGAACAATCTATTATCAAATCATTCAGAATCGTGTAATCCGTCAACTAAAGACGGATTACCGACTCTTTACGTACGAATGGAATGAGGAGGAGAACGCAATAAACACTACCAACAGCAGCCGACTTAACTATCTTCAATCCATCGAAGAGCGTATAGATTGGGATATTAAGCGACTGCAATCCATCATTAATCACTTAGAGAATAAGCGAGTAAAATACAATGCCGATGATATTATCTCAACCTTTCAAAAGCAAGCTAACGAGCAATCTCTGCTCAACTTTATGCAGGGTGTTATTGCCCAGTTGCAACAGATGGGCAGGCAACGCACTTCGGAAACCTATCGTTGTACACTTAAAAGTTTTATGCAATTTCGGGAGGGTAAAGATGTACTATTGGAGGATATTGACTCGGACTTAATGATGATGTATGAGGCTTATTTACGAGGTAAAGGACTGACCAAGAATAGCACCTCGTTCTATATGCGAATACTCCGAGCAGTATATAATCGTGCTGTTGAAAAGGATTTAACCACTAATCGAAACCCATTCAAACACGTTTATACAGGTATTGATAAGACTATAAAGCGAGCCATTCCATTAAAGGCAATCAAGCAAATTAAGAACCTCGACCTTTCATTGCAACCATCATTGGACTTTGCTAGGGATATGTTCTTGTTTTCGTTTTATACTCGTGGTATGTCATTTATTGATATGGCATACCTCAAGAAGAAAGACCTATCTAATGGCATACTATCATATCGCAGACGCAAAACAGGGCAACAACTTTTTATCCGTTGGGAAAAGTGTATGCGGGAGATTGTAGATAAATACGATACAGATTACTACAGCCCATATTTGTTACCCATTCTCAAATATCCATACGATAGAAGCCAATATAAGAATATGCTTTATCGTACCAATAAGTCGCTTAAAGAGATAGCGAAAATGGTTGGGTTATCCATTCCTCTAACCCTATATGTTGCTCGTCATTCGTGGGCGAGTATTGCCAAGAGCAAGAATATTCCTATTTCGGTTATCAGCGAAGGTATGGGACACGACTCGGAAATGACGACACAAATCTATCTGGCATCATTGGATAATGCCGTAGTCGATAGAGCAAATGCTCAGATATTAAAGGATTTGTAGAAAGCGAAGATGTTTAGCAAAATGATTGCTCTCTATGTAAGAGATACTTAATTTACTGCAAAATTACGCAAAAATTTTGTTCAACTTAGGATTATTTATGTGTAATACTAGGTTTTTCGGGACTAAACCTACTCTTGTCTTTGGTTTCTTACTTTTGTTCTTTTGAGAATCTTTTGGTTCATTATTTATTTGAGATTTCTCATCTTCGTTTACGATGTCCTGTATGCCCCATTGTTCAGAAGTCTCGTTAGACAAATCCGGCTTCTGATCTTTGCTAAAACTATCTATGTACTGTTTCCTTTTTTCTCTATTATAGATGTCGGCAACCTTAAACTCAGGATTTAAAATATCAGTAACAACTTTCAATAATCCCTTAATAACTTCAGAAACTTGAATCTTTGAAACCAATGTTCCGTTATTGATTTCTAAACCAAGATGTTCTCTGACATATGGATCGGACATCAAACGTTGTAGGTTTGTAATATTGAGTTTTGATAATGAATCTTTGATATCTTCTGGAACATTGTCTTGAGATCTCAACAATGTAATAATCTGCAATGGAATTGATGATTTTCCTTCAGTCTTCTCTTCAAATCTTTGTTTTTGTTGAGCATTCCAAGTAACAGTACCAACACCATTCAGCTCTCCGGAATGTTTACGCTTTATCCATATATCAGCCTCTGCAGGATTTTCAAACACAGCACAACTAATGCTCTTTAACTCTGAAACAATATTTGCTTTATCTTTTTGTAGTTTTTGGAATTTCTTCCTTAAAGAAGCATACTTATCATCAATAAGAGTTGGATTGTTTAATAACTTTAGTGATGTAATTCGTCTGTTACCCTCAAGTACAGTGTACTTGCTATTATCTTCACTAGGAGTTACGATGATTAAATCAACAGGACTAAGCCCATTAGTAACAATGTCATCAACAAGAGAATATAACTTATCCTCTTGATCCTCGACCATCTTATCTATCGCCTCTTTTTGTGATGATAGTGGTTCAAATCTATAATTCTCTGTATTGACAAACAAAGAAGTTAATTTTATAGTTTTTATAATCATAGTAACATAAAGTGTATATTACGCTTTGCGTAAGTTACTCATTTTTAATGAATTTGATTCAGTTTGCCCAATAAATAATAATTTTACCCGCTTTATATGATTTATATATGTTGTAATTCGAATACAATTCCTATCTTTGCATCAAGAAATAAGCGTTCTTTTCAATAATGCAGAATAAGACGGATAAGGGAACTTTGCTCGTTTCTAAATCGTTGCCTGTCGCAAATTCAAATTCTGTAAATCGTTTGTTTTCAGCGAGAAAGAAGAAGTGCTATGACTCGCGCAGTGGAAAGTCAAGTTTTTGTTGACGCCCGCCGCCAGGCTCCAGCGTTGCAGTTCCAGAGAAGTCCATGATCCGTAGGTAAACCCCGTAAATACGATGTCGTCCGGATTGCCTCTTTCTCCGAGATATTTCTCCGCCTGCGAAGAAATGTCGAGGTATTCCTGTCCCTTGGTTTTCCGCTGTTTGAACACGATCCGCGTGTACTTCCCGAATTTCTGCACTTCACCCCATGTCAGTTTCTGTATGTCGCTTTTACGCAGCCCGGTCAGACACGAGAAGAGGAACGCACGTTTCAGTACAGGGTAGCGGCAAGGAGTCGCTGCCAATTTCTTTACCTCGTCCAGCGTCAGGTAATCGCGTTTGACTTCTTCCTCCTTGAATCCTTCGATTCCGCGCAGCGGGTTTACCGGTATGATTTGGTCGTCGTATGCCTGATTGATGCAAGCACGCAGCTTGTTGAAGTAGGATACCTTGGAGTTCTGCGACAGCCCTTGGAATGTGTCGCGTTCACGGCGGGGTCCGACACGCTTGTGCGTATCTTTCTCCACGTTGTTCAGAAACTCTTTGAATCCCGTGATAAATTCCGGTGTTACTTCCCGGAAGGTGGTTTTCTCGTCGCAATAGATTTCAAGGTAGCGGAGGCAGCTTCTCCAGTTGCCCCAGTTGCCTTGCGATTCCGGATTCTTACGCCGTTCCTCCACCATCTTGCGATAGTATTCCAAAAAGGGCGTGTTCTCCTTGAACTGGCGCGTGAAGGTATATTCGCCGTTCTGTATTTCGATCAAACGTTTGGACTTGACGGCTTGTGCTGTAGCCAGCGTTTGACGGTTCTGTTCGCGTTCCAACGGAGTTTTGGCATCTATCAGGTAGAGCTTCAAATACTCCTTGTGGCGTCTGCCGTTTCTACAGATGTCAAGATACAGGCTTACGTTGCCGTTCGACAACTTCTTTTCCCGAAGCCTGACGGGTTCTTTTTGGGTAGTGGTCGTTTTAGCCATAGTCTGCTTTCTCCTTTTAATAATTATACGAAGAACTCTTTTATTGCTGTATCCCGTTCCCGGGGGACAGTTTTTTGTCCCCCGCACTCTTTTCGGGGGACGAACTGGGGACAAAAATACAATAAAAATGAGAAAACAAACAAGACAATCGAAGAAAAAGAGAAAATGAATTATCCTCCGAACGTACTGATATATTGTGATTTATAGGTAGGGTATTTGCTCTTCTTTAGCTCTTCTTTTCACGGCATCATTTTCCGGAGGGGAATACGAGAACCATTCGGGTGGCATGAACCTGTTTACCCCCGAAGGTCCGGCAGTGGACGCTGAGGAGGAAGCCTTCATCCGGGCGATGCAACGCAAGAAGAAAAAGAAGAAGCGCAAGGGCTTGGGAATGTAACCGAAAGTATCAACAATCAAAAAATA